AATACTCAGTGCCTTGAACCGTGATCCGCGTTTTTCTGCGAGGCCGTTTTTTATTAGTAGTCGCCGTTTTACACTGGTTCGATCGTTCTTTTATGCCCAGAGCCTCTTCTAACGGCCAGCCCTTACTAAGTCTTCCTCTAAAAACTCTTACCGGAACACCACAATGTCGAGCGGCGGCGGCTTTTGAACGAAAGGTATGCCCGTCTACCTCTATAGGTTTGCTGTATTTTACGGGGTCGCTTTTTGGAGGCGGAACTAAGTCCAACGCCTGCTCGACAGACCATTTGATAGAAGAACGTAGCAGTCGATGCCTAAGTTTGTAGTGACATATATTATAAGCGTTTGCCAAAGACATTAAGCTGTCATATTGCACACCTTCAACGGCGTAACTTTTGTTTCGGCTGACATGAGGCATCTCTTTAGGCATACCCCCTGTCTTAATGTTGTACCCGTTTGGGTACATCGTATTCAGGCTGTCGATCCACCTCTTCTCGCATTCGCCTAAAACATTGATATCGGTTACGCGCTCTAACACTTCAAAGGAAATATTTTTTTGGCCGTACTTTCGTATGGCGTTTGCTAACGATCCCCGTGCTCTGGTTTTTCTTTCCGCAAATTTAAAGTGTTCCCGCACTCTGGGTGCAAGTGAGCTCCGAGTCGTGGCTCCGACATATTGCATACCGTTAATCTTATTGGTGGCTGAGTAGATAAGCATAAGAAACTCCCGTGTTTCATCTCATATATAAGACTTATCCTATACATAGTCAACACAAAAGAAAAGCCCCGGAGATTTCTCTCCGGGGCCCAACTACGGGAACATGTAAAGCTTGGGGGCCTTACGAGTATCAATATAAGCGACTGTATGCGAATTGCAACATATATTTTCAACCTAACTGCTCAGGATTTATAAGTCCTTTTTCCAGCGCATCCAGTAATTCGTCATCAGTCATGCGGTCGATCTCACGCTGATGGTAATGGCGCGGCGTCAGTTTGCGCTTTTTAGTCCGTTTTGGTTTGGCCGTGTTAGGTCGTCCGCGCACTTTGGGCTCTGCCAGCACTTCAATGGTGGCGAACCGGTGGTTGCAGTAAGGGCATTCCCGGTTCCGCCTTATGGTGTTTTCTTGTGGCCTGCTGTTATAGACCCCCGTCTTTGCTTTGCACTTTGGGCACTTCACGACTTTCTCCAATAGTTAAATTGCAATTACTGCAATGATTGGAGCCCTTCATATGGCACCAGCACTTTGGGCAACAGCCCATGTCTAACCGGCGCTGTATGGCTCCGGGGCTCCCGAAACAATTTAGCGGGTATTGCAGTTCTCTATTCTTCCTCATCATATTCATCGTCTATTTCTCCGCTTCCGTTGCAAAGTTGACATTCCATGATGCGTTCTTCCAGCCAGCCCCCACGCCACGCCATTGGCGCTGGGACGGCCACCTCGTATTCACATTCACCGGCTCCGCCGCACTCTGGACAGGTTTTCATTTTTGAACCTCCTTGATTGCGGGCCGTAGCGCTTCATCCAGCACTCAAAGCAATAGTACCAGCGGCCAGACCACGTGAGCGCTTTTTCCTCGCACTCGTCACATTTTTTCTCAATCATTTTCCCACCTATAGAATATGTGATCGTTGATACGGACAGTCTTGTATTTGACTGACGCCCACGCCGGGCTGACATAGTCCGCATGATAATGAGTTGCCCCGTCGGTTGGGTCATAAGTGCGATCAGTCATCGCGCCATAGGCTGCGAGGACCGCGGTTTCCCATGCTTTTTCTTCGGTTGGTTTGTCGGATTTGCCGTCGCAGTAGTAACTGAACTGGCACATGTTCCGGATTGGAAAGTTAGTTTTCCAAGAATAGGTAGGGCCCTGTTTAACGACGGAACAGACGTCGTTGGGGAACCGGGGGTCTTCCACCCGGTTCAACACAACGTGGGCTACGGCAGACTGTCCGACAAAGGGTTCGCCCCTTGCCTCAAAGTAGACTGCCGTAGCAAGACAAACTAAGGCTGCGTCAAGCATCCTGCTTTTCCCGCCATTTCTTGTTGTATGCCTTGACCTTGTCTTTGTTCTGCTGCTTCCAGTAGGCCCGGGCATACGCCGTTGAAGCGAACTTCGTTTGCTTGCCAGTAAGCGGCTCTCCTGAGTATAGGCAATATTTCCGCCTACGGCCCCTTTTTTTCGCCTCATTCTTCTTGACCGGTTCTTGCGGCGGAACCTTTTTAGCGGCCTCAATCTTTTCGGCTGCGGCCTTCTTCGCGGCGTTTAGCTCTACAGCCTCTGCCATTTCACCTTCGATTTCATACCGAAGCAGGATAGCCCGTGCGCCGAGCATCTCCATCGTGCGCCGTGAAACGGCACCAGTTTCGTCGTATTCGTGAAGCGCGAACTGCACTGCATACAACATATTGTGTTTTTCTAGGGTCATTACGTTCTCCCGTATAAGAGTAGATATAAGTTATCGCATACCATAGGCAAAAAAAGGGGTCAACCAGAACTTTACGCCCCGGTTCATTAGCTAGCCTTCTTGATCTGATGCTCTTTGTAGATTTCCCACATGATCCGAAGCTGACCGCTAATTGTTCGTCCTTCAGATTTCGCGATAACTTTGATCTGTTCGTACACTTCTATCGGTACGAGCACAGATTTCCACTTGGTTGTGTCCATGACGATCCTTTCTACGCCTTCTGTAAAGGAATATATAGGACAAGTTGTAGAAAAACAAGAGAAAAAAAAGGCTCTGAGCAAAGCCCAGAGCCAGTTTAGGGAGGAAAATATGAACGTAAAGCCTACTCTGCTTCACCCCAGCTAGGACCAATCTCAACATCACACTTGCTGGGCACCTCCAAGGGTACAGCATTTTCCATAATATGGGCAACACTTTCCGCATCTTCACGATTTTTCACAGACATAGCCACTTCATCGTGAATTTGTATGAGCGGGATGCGCCCAGATTCATAAATATTCACCATTGCCTGCTTTGTCATGTCCGCGGCGGACGCTTGGATAAGCCGGTTTAGGGCTTTATAGGTGTATGCCCGCTTCAAACGGGTGGTTTCGCCGTACTCTTGCACGGCTTCTTTGTACGGCAGGGCCTTGTTCATGGCGAACGTGTCGGGCTCCCACAGATCAAAGCGGCACTTGCGGCCCAGTATGGAGCGGATAGAACCGCTTGAGCCCCGACTGTTGAGCCGGTTCATCACGCCATTCATCAGACCTTTAACGAACGGGACGCGTTCGTGGTACTGCTTGACCAGTCCCTTGGCGTCTTCAACGTCGATATCTAGCTGGTCAGACAGCTTGTTCACGCCCATGCCGTACATCATGCCCAGATTGATTGTCTTGGCCTGCTTACGCGGGATGCTGGCCATCTCGGCGACCATCGTATGGAAGTCCATATTCGGGTCGTTGCGGTACGCGTCTACAAATTCCTCGACGCCTGCCATCTGTGCGCCGCGTGACTTGCCGTAAACGTAGGAGTAATGGACCAAGATCCGCGGTTCCTGCTGCGAGAAGTCAATCGCCGCCCACTGCTCACCTTCTTCCGGCAGGAACAGGCTGCGAATCATGGGCCCGAGCTCAGGGTCGCGGGCCGGGATCTGTTGCAAGTTGGGGTTGGACATTGATATGCGGCCCGAAACAGTTCCTCCGTCGTCCGATCTGATCTGATTGATGTGTGCGTGGATACGGCCATCTTTGTGGCAGTGCTTCATAATGGTGTTAATAAATGTGCCGCTCGTCTTGTTGAGATTACGGGCGCGGACAATAAGTTGTGCAATTTCGTGCGGGTGGTCTGCCAGAAAAGATTTGGTAAAGGACGGAGCGCCGCGTTCCGTTTTCGGATACGGGATGCTCAGCTTGTCAAATGCCTTGGCTATGGATGATGCCGCCCAGAGCTCGACGTCACCGCCAGCTATGCTCTTTATGCGGGCCAGTGTCGCCTTCTCTTCTTTGATCAGGTGGTTGCGTGTGCGCTCGACCCGGTCCTGATCTATGCGGACTCCGCGCCATGTCATGTCGATCAGGCACGGCAGAAGCTGTAGCTCAAGGTTTGCGATTGGCCAGAGGTCTTCTTTGGTCAGTTGTGTGGACAGGTGGTTCCACAGGTCCAGTGTGATCTCGGCGTCGTTCTGCGCGTAAGGCCCGACATACATGGCGGGCATCTTCCACATCTCAGCTTTTGGGTCGAGGCCAAACTCTCGTGCGGCTTCTTGCAGGGTCTTCTCGTGCTTGACCTTGCCCAGCATGTCATAGCAGAGCGCGTTGAGGCTGTAGCTGAACCGGTTCTCGTCCAGCAGGGACGCGATCAGCATGGTGTCGATAATGCGCCCGTTGAGCGTGAAGCCCATGCGGCGGATCCAGCCCGCATCATATTGTGCGTTGTGCATGATCTTGTCGGCGGGAGACTCGAAAACTTTCTTCAGCCACTTGTTGACGATGCGCTCGTCCAGATTGCCGCCGCCCAGATGCCGGATAGGTATGTAGCCTGCCCAGTCCGCCACAGCGACGGCATAGCCGACCACCTCACCGTCACCGGTAGGCCAGCCGGGGCCGTTGGACTTGATGTTGGGGTCGCGGGT